CAACTTCCCACTTGACTTAGCATCTGCTGAGACATCTGAAGTTGCACTTGTTGCTCCTTCTGTTGGTTAATAAATAATCTCAGTTCGAGATGGATCGAGACCTCCTTCGGGGGGTCTTTTTTTTGTCATTCTGTTAAGTAAAGCAAAAAACAATATAAAGAAACGACCATTTATCAGGATTTGCATATAATATAGTATGTTGAAACCAGAACAAACAAATGTCAGGCGATTATTTTACTCATAACGATAGACAGCAACCGATTCTTCAACATTTAAAATGGACTGAAGATGGTGAGCTCTCTGAGATAGATAAAAATAAAATTTTATCACTTTTAAATGCTAATGAACGTTGGAGAACTGGGAGTCCAATGCAAGGATAGTATGACATCAGATGGTTGACGGATATCTATGAATGATATATAATGAAAGGCCATCTTTACTTTAGGAGAGTATGGACAAACATGACATACCATTTATAGGAGATTTTTATACTAAAAAGGAAGTAGATGCAATGATTGCAGCTGCCCTTGAAGAGGCACGAGCAATTGATGAAGCATCAATGGCAAAACACAATCGTGAGGCAACTATTATTAGTATGATTCTTGGGTTTACTTGTTTAGCATTATTTTTAGATGGATTACTTCGTATACTTGGTATCATTCCACCATTCGCAGGTCTTGATGTTAATATCATTGATCAGATTGTTGACAAGGTAGAGAGTGATGTGTTACCATTACTAAAAGAAAAGACAACTGGACTTTTGCACTAACTATATACTATAGTTTGTAAAAAATAATACCATGTCTACTATCACCCTACAGGCTCCAGATGGTTCTACAGAAACATTTGAATGTGATGCAGAAACCACTATACTAGATGCTTTAGAAGAAGCTGGGATAGACCATCCATCATCATGTAGATCAGGTGCATGTTCATCATGTGCTATGAAGATTGTGGAAGGTGAAGTCAACCAAGAAGAACAATCGTTCTTGGATGATGATCAGATAGAAGAAGGATATGTTCTTACTTGTGTTGCATATCCAGAGTCTGATGTTAAACTACTAACCGAACAAGAGGAGAATCTTTACTAATGCCACCATTACATATGAGAGAACAATTACTTAAAGCGCTTATGGCGCATGCTAATGGAGAGATCCAAAAGCATAAAGCTAATGTTGAAATTTATCTAGAACATCCTGTTGGTGTTGGTGAACATGGAGATGTAACTGAAGCTATACAAGGAGAACTTGATAAGATTGCAAAATTTGATGATCAAATTAATGTCATCAATAAATATTTTAGTCCTAGATCCAAAGAATTTCTTGGTTAAAAATTATTATGATAGAATCAAATGAAGAAGTTATTGCTGAGGAAACAGCAGCAACTGAACAGGTGGTTGATGTTGAATCGACTGAGGTTGTTGAAAAGGAGGAAGACACTCCTGATATCTTTAAACAGAATGAAACAATCTCTAATCAACAGCGTAGACACTTTGAAAAATTAAGGGCAAGTCAACTGAATAAGATGCTTAAAGATTATAAGCGTCGTCAGAAGAACCCTTTAAATATAGCCAGAAAACTTGGACAGAAAACTAAGTAAGTACAATGAAAGCAGTTTTATATTCCAAAGACAATTGTCAATGGTGTGATAGAGTAAAGACGCTGTTCGATAGCGTTGAGATATCTTATCTAGAATATAAATACGACAAACACTTTACCAAGGAACAGTTTTATTCTGAGTTTGGTAAAGAAGCAACATTCCCACAAGTATCCATTGATGGTTATCATGTTGGAGGATGTAAAGACACACTACAGTATTTACAGAGACACAAATTATTATGAATGATGTAGACGCCATTTGTGAATTCGTTGACACACTGATGGATGATTACTCAAAGACAAAAAAGAAAAGTAAGACTAATTTTTTTAAATACTTTGAGTCTGCCAAATTTGATAGAAAAACTATCAACGAATATGTATCAGACCATTCTTTTACTGTTACTCAACAGATAAAGGAACTTGATGGTGCATTAACTGGGGATAAAAATCTTGCTGAGGCTTATGGACAATTTAATAAGTCTGAGCTCAGAGATTTTATCTCTATGTTACAGAAATTTTTAGAAGAAGCTAATAGATATAAAGATTATAAAAAAATTACACGTAGAAAAAAACTGAAGACACCTGAACAACTTGTTAAGGGCTTGCATTTAATAGAGGAATCTGTTATCATAGAGGACATTGAGTATGAGCCTGTTGACAAGACAAAGATTATAGATGCTACATCTATTTTCCTTGTTAACGTAAAGACAAAAGATCTTTTATTCTTTTCAGGGAATAAACTTTCTTGCTCTGGTGCCAAGATTACTGGATATGATCCTAATATCTCTGGTGTAAAGAAGCTCAAAAAGATAACAGAAGGTATTAATTCTGTTACAACATCCAACAAGATAGCATGTCAGACAATCTTCGAGAATCTTCCAAACAAAAGGAGACCGTCACCAAAGACAGTCTCTCCAAATTACATTCTTCTGAAGGTACTAGCTTAGGGATACCTACAAAGTATCTAAATAAAAATGTAAAAGCGATGATGGGAGGTAGACTAAAGCCTAAACCGACTTACCTACTTCACTTTGATCGGATGATTTCTTTCTTCAGAAAACATTATCGAGTGGAGGTGAAAATTTCTACAAACGATAATTAAAGGAGGATGTCATGACAGAAGCAACTACACTTGTTTTTACCTGTCTATTCTGTATAGGAGCAACAGTAATTGGATTTATGTTAGGATGGTTTGCTAATGCGTATTACGTTACACATCATCAGACCGAAGAATATATACATCCAGAGTTCTTAGATAGGAATGGAAATTATTTAAATGAAGAATTGTTATCTGTCAGATTTGTTGATGAGGATGAACTTGAAGATGACTAATGTATTAATGGAGTTTTACAATGGCTGAATTACCAGTTGAAAAAATGTTAGTTTCTGAAATATTTCAGAAAGTATCAAATGCAAAAACTAAAAAAGAGAAGATCGCATTACTTAAAAAGTATTCGACACCTGCTTTAAGAGCTCTTCTTATATGGAATTATGATGAATCTGTTGTCAGTATGGTTCCTAAAGGAGAAGTACCATATAGAAAAAATGATTCACCGCCTGGTACTGATCATACTATGTTATTTCATGAGTATAAGAAACTTTATCACTACGTAAAGGGTGGTAATGATGGTCTTAATAAAATAAAGAGAGAACAGATGTTTGTTCAATTACTTGAAGCTCTTCAAGAAGATGAAGCACAGGTTCTGTGTATGGTTAAGGATAAGACATTGGGTAAGAGATATAAGATTACTAAAGCATGTATCTCTGAAGCATTCCCAGAAATTGAGTGGGGTAATAGAAGCGGTAAATGAATATCATTCATGAAGCCTGTGATCCTGAATTGGCAAAGGATAAGAAGTTACCATACAATGCATACTTAGTATGCTATATGGGTGAAGATCAAGTTCTTAAACATGATATTGCCATGTCAGGAACAGCAGTTGAGCTCTTTGATACTTACTATGATAAGTATAAAAAAGGTTTTCAATGGTTGAAACAAACTGAGGGTAGGATTACACCCGCTCTATGGAAATCTAAAAATGAACCCGAACCACCTAAGAAAAAGGTAAGAAAAAAACGTGAACGTGATTAAATTATGGATGTAAAACTTGTTACTGTTACTCCTGATGCAGAGAAACTTATGGCATATGTTGCCAGAGTATCTAATCCATCTAATCAGGACAATGAAAAATTTGCTGGACTGTTAAGGTACTGTATTAACCATCAACATTGGTCAGTATTTGAACAGTCCTCTATGACATTAGAGATAGAGACTACACGTGCTATTGCAGCACAGATCTTACGTCATAGATCCTTTACCTTCCAAGAGTTCTCTCAAAGGTATGCTGCTAGTACTAGTCTAGGTACAATACCTGTACCAGAATATCGTAGACAGGATACAAAGAATCGTCAGAATTCTACTGATGATTTAGATCCATTTCTAAAACAAACATTAGAGTTACAAACTAAAACTTTATTTGATTCTGCTACTGCATTGTATGAACAGATGCTGGCGGATGGTGTTGCTAAAGAGTGTGCTAGAATGGTACTACCACTTGCAACTCCCACAAGAATTTACATGACTGGTTCATGCCGTTCATGGATACACTATATTAATTTAAGATCTGCTCATGGAACACAGAAAGAACACATGCTCATCGCAGAAGGATGTAGAGAAGTCTTCATCGAACAGTTCCCCACTGTCTCAGAGGCACTTGGGTGGACAGTACAAGCTGGAGATAAAAAATAGTGATGACGTTTGGTTGCCAGTTAATCAGTATCGTTTTTTGACATATGAAGATGCATGTGATATACTTGGTGAAGTAAAATCAGTTGATACTAATTCAATTGACATCAGAGTTACTCCTGAATGTCAGATGTTATAGTCTAAATAACTTTACACAATATTAACAATTATGCCAACATACCCAGTCATACATAAAGAAACTAAAGAAAAGAAAGAACTCTCCATGACAATGGTTGAGTATGATACTTGGAGAAAAGAAAATCCTGATTGGGATAAAGATTGGCAAGCAGGACATGCCTCTTCTATAAGTGAGGTAGGAGATTGGAGAAATAAAGTACCAAGTGATCTTCAAAAAAAGATCAATAATATCAGGGATACAAATCCTGGCTCTAACATTAGAGGATTTTAAGTATGCCAAGAGCTAAAAAAACTACTGAGAATACTACATTTTCTAATGTAAAAGCTAAGAGACTCAGGAAAAAGAAACCAATTAATACTGAGATGATGGTTGATATAAAACCATTAACACCATCTCAGGAAAAAGTATTTGAATATTGGAATAATAAAAAGAATTTGTTTATGTATGGTGCTGCTGGTACTGGTAAGACCTTTGTAGCATTGTACCTTGCATTAAATGAAGTACTTAAGAATGATTCCCCATACGAAAAAGTTTATATTGTAAGATCATTAGTATCTACTAGAGAGATTGGGTTCTTGCCTGGCGATCATGAGGATAAATCATATCTATATCAAATACCATACACTAATATGGTAAGATATATGTTTGAGATGCCAGATGATAATTCTTTCGAGATGTTGTATGGTAATCTTAAAGCACAGGAAACTATTTCTTTCTGGTCAACTTCATTCATAAGAGGTACTACTCTTGACCGTTCTATTGTTATAGTAGATGAATGTCAGAACCTTAATTTCCATGAGTTAGATTCTATCATTACTCGTGTTGGTGAAGATACTAGGATAATATTTTGTGGTGATGCCAATCAAACAGATTTAGTTAAGACTAATGAAAGGAATGGTATTCATAACTTTATGAATATCTTACGTCTTATGAATGAGTTTGGTATGGTAGAATTTGGTATAGAAGATATTGTACGTTCAGGATTGATACGTAGTTATCTTTTAAATAAAATTGCTCTTGGTTTCTAATGTTTGAACATGTATCTATTGACTTACCTAAAAAGTTAAAACGTGTTGAGGTTGATGGTAAAAGGTACTATGAAGTACCAGGCCAAGAAGGTACTAAGTTAGTTTCAGTTACTACTGTTACTAGTTTTCAAAGTGCTAAAAGTATTAAAGCATGGAGACAAAGGGTTGGTGCTGAAAAGGCCAATAAGATTACCAGACAGGCTACACGCCGTGGTACTGATACTCATACTCTTACAGAACATTATCTTAAGAATGAAGATCTACCAGAGGTTGATCCATTACCCAACTTACTCTTTACTATATCCAAACCATATTTAAAAAATATAAATAGGATACATGCTCTAGAAGCACCCTTATATAGTCTTAAGTTGGGTATAGCAGGTACTGTAGATTGTATTGCAGAATACAATGGAGAACTTGCAGTAATAGATTTCAAAACTTCAAAGGAACCAAAACCTGAGAAATGGATCCAAGGTTATTTCGTACAAACTGTTGCATACGCTTGCATGTTGTATGAGTTAACTGGTATAATAGTAAAGAAATTAGTAATCATTATGTCATGTGAAAATGGAGAATGTATCGTCTATGAAAAACACAACAAAGCTGAATACATTAGAAAACTTACTCAGTATATACGAGAGTGGAAATCTGCTAATGAATAAAAGCAAAGATGCCTTAAATCAAGTCTTGAATGACAAGTTCATGACATCTTCTAAGTTTTCTATGGAGATAGAGAACATTGTCAAAAAGAGTAATGGTAGTCTCAATTATATCGAAGCTATAATTTCTTATTGCGAAGAGAATGAAATTGAATTTGAATCAGTTCCAAAGTTATTGTCTAAGACATTAAAGGAGAAATTAAAGTATGATGCTCAGAGATTATCCTTTATGAAACGTTCATCTAAAGCAAAGTTACCAGTCTAGATGGAGGGTTATGAAGTTTACCAAACGTATCTCGCACTTAAATTACACTTTACAAAAGAAAATTATAACTTTTTTATTTTCAGTGGAAAAACACGTGCTAGTAAACAATCCTTCGAGAAAAGAAAGGATAAGTACTTTTTTAAAAAACTGGGCAAAAAATTTAAACGAGAAGAATTAATTAATTTTTTCGTAAGTCATTTCATTCATGATGATGGAGCATGGATAGGTAATATATCTGTATACAAATCAAAAGTATATGCTGAATGGGAGAGTAAGATTCAGAGTCTGTCTTTCATTTTTAAGAATGAGATGGAACAGTTATTAGAGTTGGGTTCTGACTTCGATTCTTTATTTAAGATCAAGAATGGCAGTCATCCAATTGTATTGAAACAACATTTGTCTGGGAATATAAGTTTAGAATCTTTTGTTATTCTAAACAAATTAGTAAACTTCATACCATATTTTAATAAGAATATTGCCGAACCTGTAGTGTGGCCTGAGATAAGAAAGAAGGTAGTAAAGTACGAACCATTTCTCGCTATAGATAAGGATAAATATAAGTGTACACTGTTATCTCTATGCGATTCTTTGACAACGATGTAGTTAGAGCTCAAGCGGCTGAACTAGTAGAAACTAATGAAGATCTACAAGATCTAATACTTGGTGGTGGTTTAAAAACACCAGAAGGTAATGTTGAATTCATGTCAAAGGTACATAGGATGATTGAATTGCAAGAACAATTATACTTTCGTGCTTCTTATTCAGATGAGGATGACGCAAAGGAATTTGTTAGCCAATTTAATAGATCACTTCCTTATGTAGCTGCTGAGGGAGAAACAGATGTATCTCAATCATTCAGAAGAATGAAAGAGGAACTTAAGAGGATGATAGAACTATCAGACTCTTGACAATTAACTAGAACTCTGTTATACTTACAGAGTACAGGCCAAATACGTACACATTAAGGAGAATACTTATGTCTTTTGCAACTTTAAAGAAGAATTCAAATTCATCTTTTGAAAAACTGACTAGGGAGCTTGAGAAGGTAGCTAGTACTGAAAAGAGTACTGGTGATGACCGACTCTGGAAACCCGAATTAGATAAATCAGGTAACGGTTATGCCGTTATTCGTTTCCTTCCACCCCCAGAAGGTGAAGAGCTTCCTTGGGCTAAAGTTTTTAGTCATGCTTTTCAAGGGCCAGGTGGTTGGTATATAGAAAATTCTTTAACTACTATCGGGAAATCTGATCCAGTTGGTGATCTTAATCGTAAGTTATGGAATAGTGGTAGAGATTCCGATAAGGAAATAGCTCGTAAACAGAAGAGAAAGTTATCATATTTTTCTAACATATATGTAGTCCGTGATTCTCTACATCCAGAGAATGAGGGAAGGGTTTTCTTATTCAAGTATGGTAAGAAGATTTATGATAAGATTGTTGCTGCAATGCAACCTGAGTTTGAGGATGAGAAGCCTATTAACCCGTTCGATTTCTGGACAGGTGCAGACTTCAAATTGAAGATCCGTAAACTAGATGGTTTCTGGAACTATGACAAGTCTGAGTTTGCCCCACAAGGTACACTTGGAGACTTCAGTGATAGTGAACTAGAAGAAGTCTATAGTAAGACTCATTCATTGGTTGAGTTTACTGCTGATTCTAACTTCAAAACTTATGAAGATCTAGAGAAGCGTTTAGGTACAGTTCTTGCCGCTAGGAAGACTGTAGTTGATATGGAGACTGAAGAAGCTGAAGAGGAATTAGTTCCTGTTGCAGCTGCACCAGTTCGTGAAGAGGTTAAACCAAAACCAAGTACGGATGATGAGTCCGATACTTTAAGTTTCTTTGCTAATCTCGCTGAGAATGATTAAAATAAAAGGGGGTCTCACGACCCCCTTTTTTTAGCTAACTGGTTCTGATTCTCGCCAACCTTCCTTAGTTATTTTATATTCTGTATCGTATTCAAGAAGTTCTTCTATCTCAGATTCCATCATTGATATACTAGATGGTTGAGGTATCCAGATTTCTCTTTTTAAATCATTTAATTGATGTTCATATTCTCTATTCGTTGTTGGA